CAATCTTGAAAATGCCCAAAAGATTATTATTAATGCTGCTCGATATACAGAGGAGCATAACGCACCAGCTTTGGCACTGATTGAGAAGTTTAATCTTCCAAGCGGAGCAAAGCAGGTAACTGTCCCTAAAGTAGGACAGATGTCCATGAGTGACCTAGTAGATGGTCAGGACATCATAGACGAGGAAGAGATTGGAATGACCACTGTTGACCTTACCGCATCTGAGGTAGGAGCCAAGGTTATCCTGACTGATAAACTCGTCAGGCAATCAGCACCTAATGTTATGTCTATCATAGGTAGGCAGCTGGGTGACGGTATGGCACGAAAGAAAGATTCCGATGTTATTGCTCTGTACCAAAACCTTAACGAGGGAACTCTGCTAGGTGGTACAGGACCAACATATATGAAGGCTTCTAACTTGCAGGGTATTATTGCCTACGCTAAAGCTAACAAGTTTGGTAGTCAGCTTTACATACTGCATCATCCAAACGCAGTAGCTTATCTTTCTAAGGAAACTGCAGTAGTAGCTTCCGCAGGGTCTAACTCTGTACCTGAAGGATGGTCACAAGACCTTTTGGCTAACTTCTGGAGTGGGTTGAAACCCATGAACAATGTTCCAATATTTGAAGATGGAAATATTTCAGAGGATAGTGGTGGTGATGGTATTGGAGTAATCGCTGACAAGAGTGCTATGGCATATCTAACCAGCGTTGAGACTAGAACTGAGAGACAAAGAGATGCGTCACTCAGGGCTACTGAAGTTGTTATGACTTCAGACTATGGTGTGTTTGAACTAGATGACACACGGGGAGCAGGAGTTAAGTTTGACGTTTCAGCTTTATCAACAGCTAACTAGGGGTAATTCATGGCAGGAATAACCGAAAGAAATATGCAGAAAGTGGAGTTAGCCAATAATGGTTTCTCCATGAGGTATATAGACGAGTGGCAGCCAAAAACCACTTTATACAGACATAAGCCTAGCTTAAATGTAGAAGGTGAGGTTGTTATGGATACCGGGACACCCGTAACAGGAGTACCCGGCAATCCTGACTATGTACTTAGGAAAGCTAAAATCGGATTGTTCCCGTGGAAACCCGGAGTAAGTTGTGATTGTCAGTGGTGTAGAGACTCGTATGTGGAACCAGTACCAGAACCTGAAGTAACTTCAGAGATGGCTACTAAGACCTGTGAACTGTGTGGATTTACAGCGGAAGCTGCAAACCTAGCTGGAGCATCGTCTAAGTTAACGTTCCATAAACGAAAGTCTCACCCAGATGTATAATAGAATTCTGAGAGTTGTAACGATTGACCGTGGCTCTCAGGATTCTTTAAATAAATAACGGTTGGTCGCAGGGGTAAGCCCTGTAAATAAGTGACCTTTAAGGAGGTTAGATATGTCGTTTCCAAATGTAATTTACGGTAAATATGGTTGGGAGAAAACAGAAACTTCTAGCCAAAAACACGTTCTTGGTAGCCGTATGGTACTCCCTGACGGACGAGTTTATAGATATGTAGAAACTGCAGGAAGTAATATTGCTGGTGGTGCAGTTGTTCAGGCTGCTGCAGGAACTGCAGCACACGACCAAGACCTAGTTGTAGTTGCAGTATCTGCTGGTTCTACAACAGTAACCATAAACACGTCTGGCACTTACACAAAGGACCAGTACAAAGATGGTTATATGCACATTAACTCTGGAACAGGAGCAGGTGAGATATATAGAATTAAATCTAATACTGCTGTTTCTAGTGCAACAGGTATGGTATTAACGCTTGACGAGGAAGACGGGCTTGCGACTGCTTTAACCGCAGGAGCAGGTAACTGTGAAGTTGGACTGTCTACTAATCCGTATAAAGATGTAATCATTTCACCTACCACAGTATCAAACGTAGCTGTAGGTGTTGCTCCTACATTGTTAACAGCCGATTATTACGGCTGGATTCAAACTTGGGGTCCAGCAGCTGTATTGGCTAATGCAGCTGGTGTTATTGGACAACACGTTAGAGTGGGTGGAGCCTCTACTGCAGGTGGTACAGAAGATATGGACTTTGATGGAACCAATGAAAACGAACAACTTATTGGTGTCCAGATGTTAATTGCTTCTGCAGCTGCAGATTATGCTTTAGTGTTCTTGCAGATATCTCCATAGATAAATGCAACCAGTAGAACTTTGGACACCTCAAGGCTCCACGTATGTAGGTGGTGAGGACACTGGCTATAATGGCGAGACAGGGGTGTCCATTGTTGTACACACTTTCCAGTTTCATGACCCCGTGACAGGTAGGTCACAGGTTGTGAAGATACCTGCAGACCCGGATATATCTCAGGCTCACATAGAGGACATGGCAGCACAGGCTCTGGAGACATTCTTAATTGAGTGTCGTGTTACAGATGGTAAGAAGAAGCCTACAGCTGCACAGAAAAGAGATATAGGTAAGCAGTTAAAAGAGTTTAGAGAATACGCTGAGAAGCGTAGAGAAAGTACAAACAATAGAATATATTACAGAGGTATCTGATGGTCGAACAGAACGGAACTATAGAAATTACTTCAACAGATGTGGCAGCGGTATTACAGGCTAAGACAACCCAGATAACTAATCTGGAATTACAGGTGTCAGCGTTAAAGAGAACGATTGAGGATATGATGAGAGAGCCTGAAGAGGTAGTCGAATCTGTTGACGAGTAGAATCATGAGGCTTAGATATGCCTGTACAGGGAAGAACCCGTAAAGAACTGAGACAGTCCATAGGTTACAACCTAGGGGCACTGAAAGCAGGTACTGCTACAGGGGGTACCACTGAAACTCTTATTGATACTAAAACTCTAAGAGGTGGTAACGATACTTACAATGGTAAGTTAATACTTATCACTGATGCCAGTGATGGTACTACGCAAGATACTCCATTTATTGACGACTACACTGCAAGTAGTACAACTATAGCCTTTCAACATGCTTTAAGTTTTACTGTAGCTAGTGGTGATTCCTATGAGATATGGGATGAACCATACGACCCTGCTGTAATCCACGACTTTATCAATCAGGCAATCATAGACGTTACTGGTCAGGCATATGACGCAATAGAGAATCCTGATATGTCTAGTTCACCGCATACTGCATTGTTTGCAGACGGTAAGACATTACGATTCGATATCCCCAGTAATATATCTATCATTAACAGGTTGTATTACAGAAGCAGTATCTCATTTACAAGGCTTCATTCCTGTAATACTGCATTTGATGAAACTGTAGATTCTGATATAACTGTTACTGTAGATACTCAGGATAAGAAACAAGGCACTGGTAGTAACAAATTTGTTATCGCAGCTGGTGCCAGTGCAGGTGACATAGCTACAGATTCAATAAGCAGTAAAGATATAAGTAAGTATGATTATCTTGAAGGCTGGATAAAAAGTACAGTAGCTACATCAGCAGGTAATCTAAAAATATTACTAGATGATTCTGCTAGTTGTGCTAGTCCTATTGAAACCTTAAATGTTCCTGCGTTATCTGCCGATACTTGGACTTACTTTAGAGTAGCACTTGCTAATCCAGAAACTGATACAGCAATTATATCTATAGGATTAGAATATGATTCTGACCTTGGAGCCTGTCAGGTTAGACTTGATGACTTAAAGTTAGTTCAGAACGATACAGCTATCTGGGAGATATTCCCCAAGCATCTATGGAAAATAGATAGAAGTTCACGGGACTTAATACTTACTGATTCAGGTAAGTTTGAAGCTGGCTACACTATGCTCAAGATATCAGGTGGAGATAAACCTGCACTTCTTTCAGCAGACACTACTTCTTCAGAGGTAGATGATTCGTACATAATCGCAAGGGCAACAGGGTTAGCGTTTGCAGCATCTTCTGGTGGGTCTAATACAGACCCAGACCAAAAGAGACAACAGGCTGCTTTCTGGTTAGGGTTAGCTGAACAGGCTAAGAGGGCGTTTCCCTTACTAATCACAGGAAGAGTCGTTGAGTAATGGCAAACAAGGTAATAGAAGATAACGAGATATATCTTGGCGGTACTTATTACCCGTTAAACCGTCCGGTACAGAGTGTACTAGCTTCTATATACCCAGCTAAAGTAACCATCGGTGACACTACCAGAGACAGTAACTTACGTTCTTCTATTATTTCTTGGTCTGACTGGCGTGGTGGTATTGGTGTTGAAAGAATGCAGGGTCCTTCTGATGCTGACAGGGCTTGGTATTCTACGTGTAACCTAAGACATAGACATCATCTTGTACTTGCTGCTGATTCTGAAGCAACTAGAAATCAGGATGCAGACGGTGCTGCTATAGGTGGAAGCGTTACCTTTATACAAAACTTAGGAAATGACCTATACGCTTGTTGGAACCGTGACCCCTATTATTACGTTGAAGAAAATCCAGCTGCGTCTGCTATAGGTTCTCAAGATTCGTGGACTAGGGTGACAAGCGGAGGTGATGATTATTCATTTCCCGGTGACCCAAATCATTCTATTACAGTAAGAATGGGAGGAACTGATTATATAATAGTTGGTCACACAGATGGTTATAGTTATTTTTCTGGTGCAACAGCGGTATCTGATGTTAAGTATAGTGTTGACAGTTCTTTAACTTCAGAAAACACAAAGTTCTTTACATTCTGGGACGAAAGATTATGGGGAATAGATGTTAATGGTCAGCTTTGGTATACATTAACTCTTGGTGGAGTAAAAGTAGATGATGCAAAACTACCTGTTGAATCCGATAATGTTACCAATCTTTTCATAGGAAGAGATGCAGCCGGGGAACAGATTATCTACGCAGCTACTAAAACTGGACTTTATGCTCACGACTTCGCTAATCAAAGATGGGTAGAAACACAGTTCCAGTTACCCTTTCATAGGTTCAATGGTTCCGGTTCCGTTAGATGGCGTGACTCTATTTATATGCCCAGTGGATTAGGTATATATAAGTATATTAATGGTAGTAATAATGCTGTCATAACAGTTATGGGACCAGACAGGGACGATGGTGTTCCCAAGGAATACAGGGGAACCATTAAGAAACTAGTTGGTACCCACACAGAACTACTGGCAGCTATTGATGCAACTACTGCACCGGGGGCACAGGCTACTACAGATATACCAAGGCAGGGGGGTGCTACACAAGGTTCATCTGCACGAGGCATTGTAATACAACAAGGAAGTGGACAGTCTTCTATAGTGGCTTGGAATGACACAGGATGGGAAACTAAATGGACAGCACCTACTGCAGATGCTGGATATGCCATAGAGCAGATGGTAATTTCAAACGCTGGTAAGGGTGAGTACAGATTATGGTGGGCTTTTAGAGGAAAAGTTTATACCCAATTAATTCCTTTTGATGTAACTAATCCATCCCAGTTATCTGCTTCAGATGGTACAGATTATTCTTACGAGGCATCAGGTACACACGAAACTCCTTGGTTTGATGCACAGCAAACAGAAGTAGATAAGCTGGCTATAAAATTAAAGGTAGAGGTACAGAACGCTTCAGCAAATGAAACTGTAATTGTAGAATATGCACTGAATTATTCGGAAACTTATGAAACTGCATTAACTACTATTACCAGTACTACGTTAGGGGCAACTTCAGGAACACAAACCTTTTTACTTCCTAACCCAGCCAGCCCTGTTGGTGTTTCATTTCGTGCTATTAAGTTTAGACTAACACTTGCCCGTGGTAGTAGTGATACAAGTAAATCACCAGACGTTGTATCTCTCACCTTGGAGTACAGGAAGAAACTGGAAGCCAAGTACGGTCATACTGTAGAGGTAGACCTTAACAAAACTTATAAAGGTAAAGATGCTCAACAGTTAAGAAATGCTTTGGTAACTTCTATTGAGTCCAATACTCTTCAAGAATTTACCTTTAGAGATGATGGTGGAGGGACACGTAACTACTATGTAGACGTTACTTCAGCTACTGGTATTGAGTACACGGGATATGATGAGCGAGGCTCATCTAGGATTACGTTGGTGGAACCATGATATTCGATGCAGGAACTACAACAGTTACTACGTCTGG